GACAATTGACTCATCACATAACTTGATAATTCTGAGAAGTAAAATCTATCTCCAAAGTCCCAATTATCAAGTGCAAAGAATTTGTTTATTGCACTAATAACTTGCGATTTTATTTCGTTGTCGTTAAGAACTAACTCTGGGTTTTTAACAATTTTAAATGATGCTTGCAAATCTTCTTTTGCCTTGTTTCCAAATAGTATCTTATACTTAACTGGATGATAGATAATTTCATCACTAAGTGACTTAATTTTATTAAGATTACCAGCATAGCTAATGTACAACTCGTCATTGCTCGGCGGCAGTGGTTTAGTTTCTAAATCATCATCTAACCATCTTCTAAATAATGTGTCATAACCTCGAGTTAGCATATAAGTATCAATAATGTTACTTGCACTAGGATCAATTCTGCTGTTTTGATCTGCTGCGTGAATATATTGGAACTTGAGTACATCTCTACCAACTCTTGCTTTGTAATCTGTTGTAAGTGTTAGCGTTGCTGTAGATAAATCAAGTGTTTCAAAAATGTCTTCTTTTGCATAGTAAAATAATTGACCGTCATCATATGCACTTAATGCACCTATTTCTGATTTTTGATTAATAACTGTTACATTAATATCTTCTTTTGATGTATAAACATAATCTTCAACACCATCAGTAGAAGTATTTTTCTTTAAAAATACAATTTTAGTATTTGGATTAATTTCTTCGTCTACAATATCACTAAAGATTTCAGGGTTATCAACTACTCCATCATCGTCATTATCAAAGAAACTAACTTCAATTTTTTTACTGTCAACATAGCCTTCTGCATCTCTATATTCTTCTACAATTTCCCAAAAATAATCTGTATTAAATGGATATACTGAATCAGGCTTTTTATTGATATTTAAAATGTTAATTTTGTCTTTAACAATTTTACCTGTTTTGTTGTTGTAAATTTTATCTGAAGAATCGTAATAGAATCTAATATCTTGATCGCTTTCAAATATATAACGCATTGCACGATGAGTAATAGTATAAGCATCTCCGTCAGTATTGAACTTTAACAGCCAACTAGCATCAAGTTGTAAACTTGTTGTATCGCCTGTTTTACCAGTACTAAATTCGCTGTTTGCTGCTAGATTACTTTCAGTAATAACTCTCCACTCACCATCTGTTCTTGAAAATCTTAAACCAAATGTTCTGTAAGAAAATACCTGTGCAGTAATTTGAGCTTTAACATCATCTGTTAGGGACGATGGAAGTGCTGTTCTAATTTCAATTAATTTAGAATTGCTTGGAATCTGATCATTAAACACAATCGGGCCTGTACTATCTGCTTGTATTTGTGTTCCGTCTTTGTCTACACTAACAACCTTTACCCATTTGTACGTAGTTCCGCCTCTAAAGTCTGGTTCGCCTGCTTCTAACTTTCCGTTTAGGAAATGGAAGCCTGCTGGTGGAATAAATTTAAGTAATGAGTTTGGTTTAACAAACTTCATATTAGAACTTGTAAACGTTCCTACTTTAATTAATACACCTGCTGAATTAGTTAATCTACCTGTAAAATTATTAGTTTCAGAAGATAACTCAGTCCACGTTGCACCTAAATCTTCAACTAATAGTTTGGGGAAATTATCATAGTAATAGTTACGCACTTTTATACTAGATAAAATTGGTTCAATTGTGTTAGATATTTGTCCTTCAATATCTGTAAGAGTTTCAAATGTAAACCCTGTTTTTAATGTTAAATTATTTTTATAAATTGCACCGTCTGTACCAAACAAATTTGTAGTTGAATATTTTCCAGTTGCATCAACTAAGTCAAAATATCTACTAATTCCACTAGCTGTTCTATTAACACTTTTTGCTTTAATAATATCTTGACTTACTGTTAATGGTCCTAATTGGTAATCTTCACCTGTAACCATTCTATTTTGTGTATAATATGTTGCTGGCGCATTTTTCTTAATATTTGCATTGCTTTCAGAAACTGTTGCATTATCAACTGTTGCTTTTAATTCAAGAGTAATTGTAATTGTTTCTGCTTTGCCTTGTCTTGATACGTAAGGAATACGTACTGCGATTCCTCTTAAATTATCAGGCGAAATAACTAAGCGTTGATTTTTACTTGTTCTATAATATGTGCGGAAATTACCTTGCGGCAAATTGCCAAAAGTTCCGTCACTAAAAATTAAACTAATTCTATCTTCAATACGTGTTAGTACAGAGTAAATATTACGTATACCTTTGTTTAAACTATTGTAGATAACGTTGTTGCCTTCAACTGCTTCAACTTTAGTCCATAGTTCTTGCTCGTTGCCTAAACTATCTAATTTATAAAGCCATACATCTGATTGGTTAACATTACGTGCATCAATTCCAACTACTTGACTTGTTGAAGGATTAGTTACATTAAACTGTCCTTGATCCATTGTACCTTGTCTAAAGTGACAAAAGAAGCCTGAGTTTGAACTTGCTACACCACGTCCATCATCTCTGTATAAGAAAGCAAAGTTATTTCCTGGAAAAGGTGCTTCTTCTTCAATATTTACATCAGTAAAATCTGTAGAAACAACTTCAAAAGATACTGACTTGCCGTCTACTGTTTTTGAAAAACTATAAACAGGTACTTCAGTATTAGTGCTATTCATTCTATACTGCTCTGTAGGAACTCCTGCAATTGTTTGTTTTTTAACAGGTCTGCCAAATGTTCCGTTTACTGGTAATGAAGAATTCATTACACGAATAAATTGCTCATACCAATCAGGATTGGCTGTGTCATTCCACTGAATTGTTTGTTCTGATAAATTAACACCGTTTGAATCTATAATATCTTCAGTAGTACTAATTGCTTCAATTTTTAATAGGCCGTTTGCTGCTTGGTTACGCTTAGGATTATAGGAAAGCAATCTTGCTAAACGTAATACACTTTCGCGGCGTTCTGCTAATTCTAAAAAGTTTTCTCTAGCATTTAGATCAATACGGAAAGCAATGTTTTGACCTAAGAAAGAGATCATATCAATTAACGCAAGGTATTCACTTGACTCAATATAATCGTTAAAATCTTCTGGATAGTTTTCTCTTAAATAAGAGATCATTGTACGTCTTAAATTATCAAAATCGTAAGACTTGAAATCGGCATTGCGAAAAGACTGATAGACTCTTTTCCAATCCTCTGCTAGTAGTAATCTGTTTTGTCTATCTGTTGACGACATTGTTTGCTTTCCTCGTTATAATGTATTTATTTCCTTTGATTAAGTGCGCACTTAAATCACAAAAGGAAACCTGCATTTTCATCAAATCTCATACGCATTGTCTCTGAAATATTGTAAGGCAAATAAGTCAATGTACATTCAATTTGTATTCCACTTTCATATGTAGTTACTGTGATATTATCTACGTTTGCTCTAGGATCAAAATTAATAACCCTTGCAACATTTTTAAGTATTGCATCACGTAGCTGGTCTGTTAATGGCTCAAATAAAATATCCCAAATAATTGTGCCAAATTCTGGATCACTTAATTTTTCACCCTGACGAATATGAAAATTATTAATAATATCTTGTTTAATAAGTTCAATGTCATAAAGTACCCATTCTGAGGCGTCAGGATTTACTGTACTAATACCTCTATACGCTCGTGTTTCAGGTACTACTTCCTGTGATTGATTACTTGCTACTGTAATCTGCTTGTATATGCTTTTTTCTTGTGTGCTCATACTATATTTACCCTACTTTTATTGTACGTTAAAATTGACTAAACTGCGTTTACCATCAACTTCTTGTACTCGCAATCTAGAACCATCTGACATTGTAACTGTCTCATTTGCTTTATATTTTCCTGACCCTACATCTGCAACAACTTGTCTATCTGCAGGATTTCCGTATTGGCCTGTATTACTTGATGCAGGAACTGCTGTAGGCAGATTTCCTTTAGCAAGAGTAGTTCTTAAATTAAGTAAACTTGTTGTTGATGAAGTTAAGTCCGAAACTGGGCCTCCTCCTACTTGTTTAATAGAATTTAAAGCACCAGGGCCTGCTATTTCGTCAATTGCAGCTACAATACCTTGACCTACACCAAATGTAATTGCCTTGCCTGCGTCAACTACAGCATTAATAAGTCCTCCTACAGATGCTGAACTTACTGTATCTTTTACTGCTGAAACTGCATCCGAAACACCTCCAGGTAAACTAGTACCGATACTAGGTTTTTTAATAACACCGCCTGATGTATCTGCTGCCGGTTCTGGTGTTGCTTCTGCTGGCTGTGTAGATGGTGTTTCTCTAACATCTCTTTTTGTATTTTTCTTAAATGTGTCAGGAGTTTTTGCTGGGGTTGCTTGTACTTCCTCTTCTTCTTTACTGTCTGTTTTTTCTGGAGTAAAAGATGAAGGATCTAAATTCTCGTGTCCTGCCCAAGGTTCGTGTTGCGGAACTCTTGTAGGAATATTTGCTTCCGTTGCAGCGGTTGCTGTTGCGGCAGCTGGACCATTCATATGAATATTTGCAGCAGTTTCTACGTGGTCTCCTGTTGCACTAATATTGCTCGATCCACCTACTGTAATTTTACCGTCAGTGCCTGCTTTAATTTCCCAATTTGTTGCAGCAGTTTCATAGATACTTTTACCTGCGTTAGCGTGTATATCTGCTGTTGCATTAGCAAAAATACTGTTGC